CTCAGCATCAAAATCAAACTGCATGTTAAAGCTAAAGAATGCCTCACCGATAGGACGTAATAGATAATCATCTACGTTCTTAATAACGGTCTTAATACTTCCAGATGCAGCATTCATTAACATGCTAATACCACTAGCTGTACGACCTACACCAGATACACCTGTCTGCCCATGTGAGAATGACGGTAATCCAGTAGCTTCGTCAGCTAATATACGAGCCTTGTCAAACAACTGTAGGTTCTCATTGGATACGTTAGGAAACTTCGTACCAAAGATTGCCTGACCGGGAGCACCACCTTGTCTACGGAATACTTTTCCGGGATACACAGACAGGTCTTGACCGGGAACGAGATTGGTTTCATCCACCTCGAACACTAAATTGCCAGATAGGACGGCATTGTCTACCGCCATACGCATAAACCCATTCATTAAAGTTTGTGTGTCGTCCATGTTTTCTGCGACACCGATACCAAAGAAAGAGTAGGGGTTTAGTTCGTAAGGGACAGCATAATACGGAATCCTAGCTGGCTTAAAGGGATTTAATACCATTCGCAAGATACGACCATTGCAATACCAAATGTTTGCCTGTAATTCATCGGCAGCATTTAATTCGGCAGGGATTTTAACTCCGTTCTCTTCGAGCATATCTCTCTCAACGGAACCCCAAAATTCTAATACTTCAAAGCGATCAATGCCTGTGTCTACTTGGTAGTCGTTGAGATCGTCTTCCCAGTACTTCTTGGTGTACGATTCACCACGAACAATAACATCATCAATTACTTTAGAACGGAAGAAGGGTCGTCTCTTGAGTGCACGAATTTGACTGCGACTCATCTTGTGTCGCTCAATAATGTACTGAGCTTCGTCCATGTTAGATGCATCTGGATCTGGATATAGATTCCAAACACTTACATGAGATGTGGATGGTACGGTTTTAATAACAGGAGAGTAATCACCCTCTGGTGTCCAGTTTGCATACTCTTTATCTACAGCAAATGGACCCTTCATAATTCCTGTACCAAAAAGTGCCATTTCAAATGCAGTAGATCTTAGTTGTTTACTTGCATTGCTCTCGTCTAGTTGATCCTTGATTTTCTTTTCCATCTTTTTAGCAGCAATCATAGCTGGACTAAATGTGGCAGAAGTAGGACTTTGACCGGGACCTTCATTGAGATTGTTAATGCCAGACAGTTCGTCTGCTAGAGGACCTAGTTGATCTTGTAAAGTTTTAAATGTAGCACCGGGAGGTAAATCTCTACCATCGCCCTTGTATCCGTATGGAGAAAAGTCAGGAACAGCAGCACGAACTTTCCCTTCACTTGGATCGAAGCTAACTGTATCTACTACGCCTTCTGGTAGTACAGTAGGATCTACGCTGATTGGGAAATTGTTATTAGAAAATAGAACATCTACAATTTGACCATAGGCTGCAAGTGTTTTAGTCTTAGTGACCTTGATAAACACACGACTCTTCTCTGCCTCAGTAAACTGTACATCAGGACCATACAAGCCACGATAGTTACGATAGGCTCTTAGCCATCTCTCTTCGTCATTACGTCTTGTAGTCTCTGCTTTGTTGTACTTATCCATCAATAACTGCACGATGGGAGCAGCTACAGGATCTTCCTCATTGATGTTGCTCACATCTTTTAGATTAATGGATTCGTCTTCGATCAGGTTTTTATCTGCCATTCTTTACCTTTAATATCCAAATGTGGGGTCAGCTAATGACATCCCAGACTTCTGGTGTAAGGGATTGTAATCCCATAAGTTACTTCTTGGTCTACTCATAATACCATACCGAAGAGCATCATACAAATGGTCTTCAGACTTTGTATCAATGTCCTCTGGATTATGTTTATCCAAAGGAATGATTGGCAATTGTGCAATTAAATTTGTACAGTTGCTAGTTATAACCAGTCTTGACTCTTCTGTAAAGGGGTCAACCTGTAATCGCCTGTGTATTTCATTCTTACCTGAAATACGACTACCTGCACTTCTATCTGCGGGTCTCCACCGACACCCTTGCTGAATCATTTGTTCCGCTAAGGATGGACCAGTGTCTCCCCTCTTATGCCAACATGACGAATCGAGTACACCATACCGAATCGTCCCATCATTCTGTTCTAATTCTAAAATCATGTTAGCTAAATCTCTAGCCAACACCTTACTTACGTACAATTCCCTATAAACAACCAGCTGTTCTGCTGGAGTTACAGCAAACCAGACAACTGCTGAGTAAGAACCGTAGCCATAGTCACCCGATCTGAACTTAACCCAGCTTTTAGGTATGTCCATCGGATCAATAACGTGGATTTTGCGATTAAACTCAGGGAAAGCTGCTCCTTCTGATACATCCCAGTTACCCTCCAACAATTGCTTACGTTGATGCTCTGGTAATGACAGCAGCATCGTCTCATAGTCACCCTGATCAGCAAGATATGGGTTATCTGTCAGCATTGCAGGTATAAACCTACGCTTAAACAGGGGTTGCCCCGCCCTACTGTGCCCCTTGGGGTACGTCATCGTCTCCCCAGTCTCTATATCGGTAGCCCAAAACGATTTTCCCGGTATGGATGGGTCAATAAACATCTTCTTTACCCATGCATGACCCGGTCCACCGGGGTTTGTTGTGGCTCTCATGAAGATTGGCAGGTCCGATGCTGTACTACGTAGACGAGAACGCATATAATTCCATGCAAAGGGGGTACCCCACTGTGTCAACTCGTCAAAACCTACCCAACTAAATGCTAAACCTTGGTACCTCAGTACATCTTCGTCTCTATCGAGGTATGAAAACCACAATCTTGCCCCGCTTGGTGCTACCCACTGCATCTTTCTCTCTGACCACTTGATACCCGGATAGATCTTAGGGTACATTTCCTGTGATTTCCAGATCAACTCACGCAATTCTTCAGTGGTGTGACGCAATAACAGCCCACTAAACTGCGGATGACCCATATATCGCAGGGGATCAGCCAACATCGCATAACTTTTACCACCTCCAGCTGCCCCACCGTACAGTACTTCACGCTCTGGTGCTGCTAAGAACGCTGTTTGTGGACCCGGATTGGGTTTAAATATTACATTCTGTTCACTAATGTCTGGTACATGTACTTCATCACCAGTATTCTTCGCACTCGTCTCCCCCGTCAATGCCGTTGAGGATGGCTCTTGCTTGTCTTGTTGCTTTGCCACCGAGCCTTTTTTCGTGCTTTTCCGCTTCTTCGATGGCTTTTCTGTATTTGGCAGCCCAGCTTCTGAGAGTTGAAGCTTTTGTCTGGTGATACTGCTCATGTTTTATCCTGCTTAATAATCCTACGTGTGATATATACCTACCAGTAACTTTATTTAACCAAGCAGCAACTTCCCTAGAAGGATACTGCTTTAGATATTTCTTAGCTTTCTCTAAAGCATCTAACTCTAACGGTATCGGGTCAAGCATTAACGGATCTGTCTCCGATGTCTTGTAACCAAATGGTGCCTCAAATCTACCGTTTAGTTTGGGAATCGATATGTATTCCCCCTTCTCTTGTGCATCTTTAGGCTGTGGCAGTATCCATTTACCGATGGTAGAACGGGTTGCCATGTACTACTCCTCGTCTGTCTTTTCCTTTGGTGGGAGAATCATTAGACCATTAGTAGCTTCAACCTGTACCTTCTCAGTTTTAACCAAGCCTACTCGATCCAATAGATCCTTAGCAGCACTTAGTTTATCACGTAATCCTAATTCTGTCGGGTCAACCATACCACCTACCAATGACATAGCTGCACGAGGTGCATTACGTGCCATGTACAATTGAGTACGTTCCATGATCTCATCTTTAAGACCTTTGATGATTTCCGATGTCGGGCTATTCTCTGAATAACCAGCTAACTCCTTAGCACGTACAACATCGCCACCTGCTTGTTCAAACAGGACTTCTAAAAATTTAGCTTGTTTCTCTGTGAGTTCTCTACTCATTTTGCTTTCCTAAAGGGTTTTACTTTTTTAGCAATTGCCTTGGGTTGTGCAACAAATTGTTTACCTTTTGCTTTGCCCACTCGTTTAGCCTTTGACGTTGCCGCATATTCCGCAGGAGTAAGAGCTTTAATAGCAGCCTCTGGTAAGTACCTCTCCCCGGTCTTAGAACTAGGCTTACCGGATTTGGTACGCCACTTTTGTTTGCCCCACGACTTAAGAGATAGCTGACTTTGCTTAAGGGCACTCACTTATATCCCCCACCAGCTGCCTTGTATTTCTTAGCTACTAGCTGTGCTTTTCTAGCTGACCACTGACCTGCAGCAGTTCCATGCGTAGCTGCAGACTTTACCTGCGATACAATCTTCTTACGTAACTCAGGCTTGGTATAGTTACCTGCTGCATTTACTTTTGATTTAGTTTTAGTAGCCATCGTCTATTCCTTATTTGAAGGATCAAAGTATTCTTCAACGGTAAGAAGAGCCGACATGGTTGATCCAGCTTCCGGTGTAGCAGTTATGTAATCACCAGAATTAAGAATTAAGTAACTCTGATCAAATATTAAAAAGTTGTGGGAGGTTAATACATATCCACTGGTAATAGAGTATGCTAGTGCAGTAGAG